TCACCTTCTTAATACAACATCTGCAATCTATCATTCACCACAAATGAGCCAGCCGCCTATGTTGTGTTATATCCGCGAACAATGAGCCAAGCTGACACGCTGGCGTGTCAATTTGGCGAATGTCGCGAGAGTCAAATGCTTGCATTTGACTAGCAGATGGAGGTTTCCGCTAAACAACACTGTTTTGGAAATCTGACATCTACACTTCACAACATATCACTTCAGCTACGCAGCAAGAAGCTTTGACCAGCTCAATTCCGGGGAAGAATACAAAGAAGTGCTTCCGGTTCACAGTATTGGATTCTTAAACTTTACATTATTTGAAGATCAGCCCGAATTTTTCGCTACTTATGAACTTCGAAATAAAAAAACAGGGCATCTTTACAGTAGTAAATTTTCCATCCATGTGTTAGACTTAACTCGGACAGACCTTGCCACAGCCGAGGATCAAAACTATGAGATTGACCGCTGGGCGAAACTTTTTAAAGCTAAGACATGGGAGGAACTCAGAATGATTGCAAAGAACAACCCAGATTTATTGCAGGCTTCCAATGATCTTTACACTGTCAATGCTGATGAAATCATCCGGCAGCAGGCGAGAGCACGTGCAGATGCGGAGTTTTGGGAGCGAAATAAAAATGCTAAAATTAAACAGCTGGAAGATACGATTATTGAACAGGATAATACAATCGCTGAAAATCAAAAACTGCTAGCTGAAAAGGATGCAGAATTACTTCGTCTTCAGAAAGAACTCGCAAAACTAAAACAGCTTTAACCAGAGTTTCACTTATATGCTTGAAGCAAAATATAATATAAGTAATATGGCTTCTGGAAATTTATTGAAAAAGCTGGGCTTTCAAATTGATGGAGAGCTTAGAAACAGAAGAATTGGAATTGAAGATGTGTAATTGTGATTAAAACCGTCCATGTTCATAAGTTGTCAGATGAAATGTTTTATCGCATAGAGGTGGAAATAACCGTGAGTTCCATAACATAAATTGCAGATTCTGTGGTGCAATTCACAGCGAGACCGTTTCAAGTTTTGTGTAAACGTTAAAAACTGATATAAGATTTATGAATAGTTACAAATGGGCAGAGCCGATTTTTCAGGTTCTGCCCATATCTGCATTATACAGGAGTTTTTGGGCATGTCAATAAAACCTGCCTAAAACAAGCTGTTTTTACAGGTTGTGTCCAATCAGACGCTCTTCAAAATAGATTTCAAGCTGGGAATGGATCTGTCCCCAATCCTGTCGGTGTCCTGTCCATTTCTTGGTAATGTCCATAGCCGCAAGATACAGCATTTTCAAAAGGCTGTCATCCGACGGAAAAACCGTCTTGCTTTTGGTCACTTTCCGGAGCTGGCGGTTGAATCCTTCAATGGCATTTGTGGTATAAATCAGCCGTCTTACTGCCTCCGGATATTTGAAATAAGTGGACAGGGTTGCCCAGTTATCATGCCAGGATTTATAGATTTTTGGGTACTTGGAATCCCATTTATCCTTGAACAATTCTAACTCATTTAAAGCTGTTTCTTCCGTTGGAGCTGCATATACAAGCTTCAGATCAGCCATCAGTTTTTTGATGTCTTTGTATGAAACAAACTTCGTTGAATTACGGATCTGATGGATGATACACTGCTGAATCTCTGTTTTTGGATAAACAGCCTCGATTGCCTGTGGAAATCCATTTAAACCATCAACGCATGCAATCAGGATATCCTCAACGCCTCTGTTTTTTAATCCATTCATGATAGAAAGCCAGAACTTTGCACTTTCGTTTTCTCCAACATACATTCCAAGAACATCTTTTTTCCCATTCATATCGATACCAAGGGCAATGTAAACCGCACGTTTTACAATACGTCCTTCACTGCGGACGTGATAGTGGATTGCATCCATAAATACTACAGCATACACTTCTTCCAAAGGGCGTTCCTGCCATTCTTTTACAATCGGCAGGATTTTGTCTGTGATCCGGCTGATTGTGCTGTCAGAAATATCAATATCGTATAATTCACGCATATGGGATTCAATGTCTCCAGTTGTCATTCCCTTGGCATACATGGAAAGTATTTTTTCTTCCATGTCCTGAGTTACGGAATTCTGATATTTTTTAATCAGCTGAGGTTCATAATCCCCATTACGATCCCTTGGGATTGCCACATCCATATCTCCATAACTGGTGTGCATGGTTTTGCTGGAATGTCCATTTCTACTATTGTCTGTTTCTTTGTTTCGATAGTCATACTTGGAATACCCTAATTCTTCATCCAGTTCTTCATCCAAAGCACCTTCCAAAATGACAGACATCATGTCACGCATGATGCTGTTAACATCGGTGCCATCTTTGATGCTGATATCATTATTTTTCAGATAGTCACGCATCATTTCTCTCATTGCTGCTTTTTGTGGGCTGTCTTTTCTTCTTGCCATAAAAATAACCTCCAAACTGAGTAATTTTATCTTACATCAGTTTGGAGGTTTACACAAACTTTAGGATACTCACTAAAAAAACCGCCGGAAGTGATCCGGCGGTCATCCTCTGCGGCGGTTAAATCAGTTTAAAAATTCTTGCGTCTAGGTTTTCTATAGCAATTCTTTTTGCATCGATTTGACTTTCTGCCTTTACAATCATTGTAAAAAATCCGTGTCCGCTTAAATAACTGTAATGTACCTCATATTCCTGCATGTTTCATTCCCTCCACATATTTAACTTCTAAACCATGTCTATTTTTTATGTATTCTGCGCATTCCCCTGTGACTTTCGGACTGTAAATATCTTTACTAGATCTGTAGCCACCAGCGCATTTTTTACAACTTGGGTGCCACTGCTCAACAGTGAGATCTTCATATATCTTATAATTCCAGAACGTGCCACGTTTGGAAGTGAAGCAGCCGTAAATCGGGAAGTTCTTATTTTTCATATGTTTTTCTCCTTTCGAACAGTTGTTTTGTTTTCCTGTTCCTTTGTTAATATTATAATAGCATAATTAAGCACTAATAACAATTGACATATTGCACAAAATTAAGCACTAATAGTAAACTGCAAATTGTGCATTTTGATTAAGCACTAAAAGGTATTGACAATTAAGCACTAAATAATATATAATGAAAGAAAAAACGAAAAGGAGATTTTAGGAATGGCAGAAATGACACCAGAAGAAAAAGCTGTGAAAAACAGGGAAGCAGTTAAAAAATGCATGAAAAATAAGGATAGGATCAATATAATACTTCCACAGGGAACGATAGACCGAATCAATTCGTACGGATTAAAAACAAGCACATTTGCACGGGAATTAATTCTTGCAGAGCTGGATAAAATGGACAGAATGAGAAAAAAATAAAAATAAGCACTAAAAAAGTATTGACAATTAAGCACTAATATTGTATTATAATATCAGAAACAAGAAAAATACATACACGGAGGATTTAAAGATGACAAACGAACAATTATTTAAGTTATTAAAAAAAGAAACATACATGACCGATCACGATATCCAGAAACATATCAAAGACGGAATTGTAATCCCTGATATGTGGGATAAGCTGGAAATCGTTGGAGATTACAGAATGGATTTTGCATCATAAAAAATGTACGGAAAAGGAGATAAAATTATGTATAGTTGCGTATTAAAAAATAAAGAAGGTATTATTTTTGACGAAGGACAAGATTTTGGAACATTAAGAGAGACTTTTAAATGGGCTTCAAACAGGGGACACGGGTACGTTGTGCAGGTGGCGGATGATAATGGCAACGAGTGGGAAGCTAGTGTTGCTGAAAGCCTAAGCGAAATGAGCTTTAGGCTTCGGACAATAGATCGGAATCTGTGTACTAGCGGATACGCCACCATGAACGAGTCGAACTTTGATGATACTGTAAAAAAATGTAAATGTAATGAATTTGGGGGAACTTATTACTTAAGATATTAAGAGAAAGCGGCTTGAAATATAGCCGCTTTTTTTATGCCTAAAAATGGAACAAAAACAGTTAAAAATATCTTATAATAAAATTATAAGTAAAATGATGGGAGGTGTGCGCCTTGGCAAATTTAAAAGGAAAAGTAAAAAAGCTTCAGACTGCGATTGTCCAGCGTGGGCTGATTATAAAAATAAACCAAAATCAATTTTACAGTGCGGACCAGAAGCGCATGATCACAATTTACAGAATAATTACGCCAGTGTACACCTTTAAACCTAAAAAGCAAAAGTGGAAAACAGAAGACTTTGAGATTCTTAAAACGGCATCTATCCCAGAAGTAATATTCTGCTTGCTTGAAATTTATAAGGAGGTAAGCAAATGACGAAATGCAGAGAATGCGGAAAGATTTTGCCAAACGGGCAGATAACAGATATTTGTCTTGATTGCTCCAGAAAAAATATACAAAAATTGTTTCGTGAAAATCCTGAGCTGAAAGATGCATTCGTGGAGTCAATTAATGAATTAAAGAAACCGGAGAATAGAAAAAAGATGGTGTATGACACTTGCCGTGTAATAAATGCAATTAACGAAATGCGTGACGGGCGGTGAGTGGATGAAGAAAGAACTCACACTGAAACAGAAAGCATTTGCAGATGAGTATATAAAGAATGGCGGAAATGCCACACAGGCGTTCATAAAGGCAGGATATAGTAAAAATGGAGCTAACGCAGGGGCGGCTCGATTGCTAGCAAATGTTAGCGTTTCCGAATATATAGCCAAGCAGACCGAGCGCATTGAGAAAGAACAGCACCGGGATATCATGTCACTAGCAGAAATCCAAGAGCGCAGAAGTAAAATCGCAAAGGGCGAAGTCGTGGACGGTCTCGGATTCTCCCCGGACTTTTCCGATCAGCTTAAGGCTATGGATGGATTGGAGAAAGCTTTGGCGGTTGCGGAAAAGCATAAGCTCGAAGCCGAAGAGAAAGAGAAGAGAGAGAAGGCGGCACTATGGACAATCCCAATCACGGATATTACTTCTGACTTCGTGGAGATTTACAGAACAGTACATGAAGCATTTGCCGGAGAGATAGACATACACGAGATTATATCGAAGGGTGGGCGCGGCTCTATCAAGTCTAACTTCTGGGGAGACTTGGCATATGAGACCATTCGGCAGGATCCTCAGGCGCATATCGTATACACAAGACGATATAAGATTGACTTGAGAGGATCTGTTTATAATCAGTTTATGAAGGTGGTGATCCGGTGTAATGATCTGGATAACTGGGACTTTAAGCAGTCTCCGATGTGTGCGGTGTATAAGCCGACCGGGCAGATGGTAATGTTCGTGGGAGCTGATAAGCCTATCAGCTTAAAATCTTTCAACGTGCCATTCGGATATGTTAAGATGCTGATCCATGAAGAGTGCGACGAGATGGCAGGTGTGGAGCAGATGGATAACATTGAAGATACTTTCCTGCGAGCAGATACACCAGCACTTGACAT